AGTCGTATCGTAACCTCAATACCAGATCTCATAAACTCGAACTGCGATAAAATATTCTGATTTCGCGCTACTTGTTCGAGCTTTTGGTTAATATCTGTGGAATAAAGAGCTCCACTAGAAGTCGTACTCCACGTCAACTCTGTAAGACGAACCATTCTTTCTAATACTCTCGTATTTTCAAAATGACCCACCCCGTGAGCAGAAGACGCGTACCCTGAAGTTGACTGCTCGGTAGTTGTACCGACCTCGCCAAAACTCATGGTTGGAGTCTGAAAAAGAGCAGTGTCGACTGGATCAGTCAGCATCTGCTGTGAATCGGCCTGAATGCCGTTTTTAGCTGTTAATTGCGTTAATTCTGTAATCCAATATAAACGAGCGATGGTCTGGATTAAAACCGTGGCCCATATGGTGTTTAAAGATCACCAATCTGCATAGTTCTGTTCACACGCATGCCGGCGCGGCTGTCTTACAGCTTGCAGGTCGGATTATCCCCGTACCCGGGATTGAAAGATTAATAATCCTTCATGCGCTTAAAGCGCATCTCTTCCCAAGTTGGGACAACAAAGAGGTGGCCTAATCGCCTTCCCTCATCCATTATCCAATCGAAGCATGATTGGTACATTTCAGCACCATAATGCCAAGCTTCGAGGAGCAATGAATTGCAAACCGATCCCATAACCTCAAGGTTACCAGGAGCATCGGTCCACTTAATCATATTGAACATAGATCGTTTAGAGAGGGGGGCCATAACACCAGCATGACCACGAACAAATTGCCTTTTCAAAAAGGTCAAACTCTCCCAAGAAACTGACATCTCATCAGTCTTAGTTGGGGAGGTATAAATCATACCATAATTCTCATAAAAATATTCCTTCAAATAGGTCATATTATATAAATTATAACGAACGGGAACCGTAAGAACGGAATCATCTCCACAAAAAGTACAGCGAATATCTTTCCACTCTTCCTCAGAGTACAGATTGATAAAGGCTTCTTTATGAAGTCCCCAATTAGTTATGGTGTTAAAGATAGATGTAAGATAACCACCACTTGATGTGCCATAGGGTCGACCATAGATCCAAAAAGAAATTATATGCCATGCGAGAAAATTAGCTAGTATCACATTTCGGTGAACTACACTACGATAGAGAAGAATAAGAAAGTCGATAAATCGATCTCTCCATATATTCTTTATAGACAAATCGTAGTTACTAAAATCTCCAGCAAGAACAAATCTCTCTTCCGAACCTTTCAAGTATGCATACAAGTAGCCCCAATCTTTGGAGTGGGCATTAATGCATATGCCAATAGGTGAACGAACAGGATCCTTCGTAGCCTCGGTAAAGAACGCACCCAAATACATTCTTTGTATAATAAATGATGTGAAATCGCCTGAATCAAACAGCCGCGTTTCACATTTCGAGTTCTTCTCATGAGATCGAATCTCATCCTTTAACGTCATCTCGAATATGACGGGCATTATATCTCCATTCTCAAAGATCTTAAGATAATAGGCAATATCTTCTACAAGAAGAGGATGGAGTCTACGATTTCCATCAGCGTCAAAGCACAACGCTTTTCTAGTCAAACCGAGCTTTTTCCATCGGTAGCCAGCACTCGTAGTAAAATCAATAGCATCCATATACAATGGTATACCATAAATAGCTTCTTCTTTAGTAAGAACCTTCATTTTAGACAGATCGAAACTCTTAGGTAGGACATCCATATAGGAAAAAGGAGCGTGATTGGTCCCAATATCAAATTGGCGACCGAATTTTGACAAAGCCACGTCGCGCGGAGATATCTTCTCTCCATCAATCACGACTGGTTTAAGATGGGCAGGTCCGTCCTCATTAGGTGGCAAGGGCGAATTCCAATAATAAAAGATAGACTCCACCAAGGACGTCTTATCGGGCATGAACACCGCCATCTTCTTAGGAACACAACCAAAATTTGCCAATCCAGAGACACACTGCATCTGAACATCTTCTTGAACAGATATAGAAATAGGGTCATGAGTCTCAGGTTCGCCCTCAGTAAAGATCTCGAGGTCGGAACGAACAATCATGACTCCATAGGACCGTTGGCCTAAGACTTCACCACCCATATGGATAGCAATGACTTTACCGGTCTCTCGAAGAGAATAAGCCGTTCCACACAGACCCAAACCTCCTCGAATTCCATGGAAAACCAAATCCGTCTGAAAAGCATAATCCGTAGTTCCAGACTCAGCTATTTGGCTCTCATAATTCAGCACTCTCTCCACCCTAAATCCCTGAGAATCAGGTATAGGACGGAGAGCTTCGATACTCCCCCAATTGGGTAAAGCATCGGCAAAATAGGACACGATCTTTTTCTTCTCACAAAGACCGGGAAATTCCATCACACGGATATCTCCTCTAATTTCTCCATAGTCGATTATCTCAGAATAGGCACGAGTATAATTTCCAACTTTAGTAAGGGTCACGTAGCGAGTATATTCGGGAGTCGTCTCACCGAACGCATAAACCGTATGACCAGGTACCAAAGCTTTTCTCCCCGAAATAAACAGAATATAACTTGAAGCTACAGGTGGAAACTCACAAACCTTAAGAAGCGGAGTGTCTTTAGGAACCACTCTAACTTCTAGCCACTCATAATTGTTAACAACATGTTGCGACAAGAAATTCGAACCACTCTCGCCTATAACTTTCGTCTCGCGAATAGTATTAATACGAGCATTAGCGCTTCGAGCAGCTCGGGTAACCGTTTGATCGGCCTTCTTTTTAGCTACGGGATTAGAATCATACTTAGCTTCAGAACGAGGCGCATAAGCGGCCGCAGGCATAACTGCTCTTAAAAAGACACGAATAGTTATCCAAGCCAAAGCACCTAAATAAACTCCATTCATCAATCCTCCAAAGAGAGAACCTCGACGGCAAGCCCTTTGCCACAAACGTTGCCAAAAACCTTCTTCCATTCCTCGTAACTTCTCAGTATTTCGAAGAAGGACTGAACCCCAAAAATTAGCCTGAACAGGTCCTACTTCCTTCTTGTCTACAAGATACATTATCCAACGATCTTTGACAATCTTCATCCCTTCCTCACGGGTCATCTGAGCAGTCAAGCGAGGCAAAACCCATCGCTTTAAATAATTATAGGACATAGGAGGAAACAAATAATTCTTCTCTCCATAAAGAACCTCATCAATAACACACGCTGGAAACATTCTCCAGAGCATCCAGTCATCAATCATAAGTCCTTGGGTCTCCGGTATGTCTATATACGTCCGGGTATTCTGAAGCATAGTAGGATCAAAAGTTATAGTACAGTCTTCCTCAATAGGGCGATAAAAGTAACCTTTATCATAAAATCTCTGTAACAAACCAGAAAAAGCACCAGGTCGAGAACGATAAACAGGCTCAGGCGCGAGAGGAACTGAATCGCCAAGATCAGGCAATTCTTCCATCTCAAAAGAGGCATTAGGGATTGAGATCTCTTCTTCAATCACCTTCTCCTTACCTTTACTAGGCTCTTCCTCTTTTTCCTTAGTGCCTCCCGATTCCATACGAATTCGGAGGCGCGCCGATTCAAACTTTCCAGTAAAAACCGCTGGTTTCTTAATTTTAGGATGTTTATCTTTCTCAACATCTCGAGCTTCAATAGCACTAGCAGTCAAGGCAGCAAGTTCACCAAGGGACATATTAACACTAGATTGCCCATCTATAGAACCCTGAAGAAGGGTAAAAGAGCGATCTGCCTCCATATGAACAGCGATAGTCATTCGATCAACTAACGCTTCAGGACAAGTTAAAGCCATATTTTGCGAACCAAACTTAAGATCGGGCAAATTCGTAGTTATAATTATAAGTTTAGAACGAAAATATACATGAGACTTATTCTCAACGGTAGCTACTCTCAAATTATATTGAACAGGTGAACACATAGTGACTAAAGTATGAGCTACTACTTTTCGGATATCTTTATCCATAGATTGCATAAAATCATCGACTTGAGTAATAAGTTGTCCGTTATATCCATCAAAGAACTCTTCCTCTTGAATCCACGGAAAACAATCACTTTCTTTATAAGGACCTTCTACAATCTTAGCATCCTGCAGAAGTACCCAAATAGTACGTTTCAATTCATC